CTCCTAAATTAGGAGTTGCGGTCGGAACCCTTACAGGGCTTCCGTTGATTATACCCGGACGCATTCGCGAGCGAATGCTATCCGATAGACGACTTTACATCACCACTATGACCATACTGGGTATTCACAGAATTATTCCATGATGACCCGAAGTAGATCTTAGTTCGATCGTAGATCGATTTAGTGGGCGTTATCAGACGCTTGCTCCAGATTTGCTGAAGGCTGCTTATGCGAAGCTCTGTGTATTAGCAGGACGGCCGAATTTCCGGATCTCTCACCTGAAGTCTCTTGTTCTTTATCCTGAATCCGCTGGACCTAATCATAGTAAAGCAGCATGAGGTGTGTTTCTGGATACTATAGGAATCGTTAAGAATCCTATGTATACTTTAACTCTCATCATGTGATTTGCAAAGACTAAGTCTTGAGCAGTCCTAGGTGCCTTCTCATTCCAAGTGATTTTATCACTCGTCTTTATTCTGTATTGCCAATTCTGGGATTTCATAAAGCGCGTTTTAAACGCCTTCTTATGATTCCTAGAGTGGCTTCGAGCACGTCTCTTAAAGAGATTTTATGCTCGGGATCCAGAACTCGACTTATTAGATCTTGGGTTTGTCATTCTTCTTATTGGGCTTTTAAAGCTCATCAGAAGGGTGATCGCCCGAAGTCCAATTGAAATGGTTACCGGCTCAAAGGTTTCGAAACTTGCAGTTGTATATAATACAGCTGGTAAGGCTCGAGTAATTGGTATTACCAATTACTGAGTTCAAACCGCGCTATATCCTTTACATAGAGAAATCTTTAAATTCTTGAGACTTTTACCAACTGATGGAACCTTTTCTCAGCTGAGCCCGATTTGGGCTCTTCCGAAAACAGGGCGACAGTATCATTCATTTGACTTAACTGCGGCAACCGACAGGTTACCAAGGTCAGTTCAAATTGATGTTCTGTCATTCATCATAGGTAAAGATCTCGCCGACTTGTGAGGACGCTTAGTTGATATGCCCTTTAGCTACCAAGACAAAGTAATTCATTACTCTGTTGGTCAGCCTATGGGTGCATATTCTTCTTGGGCGATGCTCGCTCTTACTCATCACTTCTTAGTCCAATCCTACTATAGTAGGAGTCCTGAAAGGGACTACGCTATTTTAGGTGACGATGTAGTCGTGCCTGAGCACTTGGCAAATCATTATCTTAATGTAATGACGAGCCTGGGAGTTAGCATCTCAATGGCAAAATCAATCGTCTCTTCTGAGATGATTGAATTTGCAAAGAGAGTTCGAACGGTTGACGGGGAAGACCTATCTATACTTGGACCCGGCCTTATAATGGCTGGTGTCCGAGATAGATGAGTCTCTGCACTATCTCTCGCTGAAGCTTGTAAAAAGGGCTTACAGCGATGAACTAGTGCCCCTGAGATTTTAAAACATCTTCCAGGTCGAAAACCTGGAGATGTTATGTTCGGATGTTTAGTGCTGTTTGGTCCGAGACCATTGATCGTAGATAGCCAAGTTGACGTGATGTTTCCACCAGGTAAAGCTCGTGCGATATCTGATCCAGCAAATGAGAGCAAATTCATAAGAACGTATATGGCGGATTTCCTCTGAAAAGAGGAGTCAGCCAAATACGATAAAGTTCTTATGGATTGCCACAGATCTCTAGCATTACTACGAAGTCGCTTTTGAGCGCACTTCGCGGCAATGTTCGAGACTATGGG